TCCATTATTAAACGGAACATCCCCTCCTCAGTTTGGGCCACAGATTGCAGCTCTATCCTTTGGTGGCGGTGGAGGTGGTGGAGGTAACAATGGTGCCACTGGCACAGTACCATCTGGTGGTGGTAATGGTGGAAGTGGTGTTGTTTATGTATCTGTTACACAGACTGATACATTTAGTAATAATATGACACTAATATCTGATACATTTACAGCTGCAAGTGTTCCTACAACAGCAAGAATAGTAATATATGCAGTTGTACCAGATGGTATTTCAGATTTTACAGTTTCTGCTACGAGAGATAACACCACATATAATGCTTTCACATTAACTGATGAAGGACAAAGTAGTGCTGGAACTGGTCCGGAGGCCGTTGGTTACAAAGTATTTACTGGTAGTACACCACTTACAGGAACTGCAAGTCCACAAGTACAAATGAGATGGAAGATTGTTGGCTCAAGTTTAACAGGTACAAATAAAATACACGGAGTATCACTACAATGGAAATAGGAGAATAGAATGCCTAATCCTTTAACAGGACTTACAAGAATAAATTCAGAAGATATAACTGATGGTTCAATAGATCAAAGTAAACTTTCTCCATCAGCTAGTTTATCAGCTTCTGTTTTTAGTGGTGTTGATACTAATGTAACTGAAACGAATACTTTCAATGTGGGTGTCATTGGATTTAAAATGGCAGTAAATGAAGGTTTAATTGTACACAATTTAATTGATGGTGTAGTTGACGAATTCAATAGTGAAGGTGGTATTGATACAGCAGAGAATACTAATGCGACATATAATTCTACTTCAGATTTTTACTCTAATCAAGCAGCAGCCTCATATCCAGGCAGTCCATATGTGGTTTCAGATTTTACAAGTCCAGGTACATATACTGCACCAGCAACAACCTCTGCAATTAATTTATTAGTAGTTGGTGGTGGTGGCGGTGGAGGTGATGGACACCCATCTTATACTGCTGGTGCTGGTGGTGCTGGAGGATTAATTTATTTAAATAATTTACCAGTTACAGCTGGTGGAACTTATTCTGTTACAATAGGAGAAGGTGGTGAAGGAACAGGTTATCCTGGTCCAGGCGTAGCTGATGACGGAGGTGATACAACATTTGTTTATTCACCAAGTGTAAATATCATAGGTGAAGGTGGTGGTGGTGCTGGTTATACAAGTGGTTCTCAAAGACCAGGCGGTTCTGGTGGTGGTTTGTCAAATCAAACTCCACTTTCACATACTGGTGGAACGGGAACACAATCTACAAATCATCCAGTTACTGGATTGTCTGATTTTGAGGGGACACCTTATCCAAACTCTCCACCAAGTTTTTCTGCAGAAGGTTCAGAACAAGTTGGTAGTTTTGGTAATTCTAGTTCAGGCCCACAAGTTTTTGGTTTAGGTGGTGGTGGTGCTGGAAGTGCAAACTTTACCTGGCCAAATCCACAAGGTTATGGTGCAGGCACAGCTGGTGGTGAAGCATTAGATTATAATATTGTAGATGGTTCTACTGCAGTAGCTTTTGCTGGTGGAGGTGGTGCTGGATATACTTACCCCCAAGGTGCTGGTGAAGGTGGAGAAGGAGATGAAGGTGGAATTTCTGGTGGTGAGATAGGTAGTAAAAATGCTGTTGCTAATACTGGTGGCGGTGGTGGTGGAGGATCTACATCAGAAGGTGGTGATGGAGCAGACGGTAGAGTTGTTGTTGCAACATCGCGAACCCTAGTTAGTAATACATCTATGACACTAGTATCTGACACATTTACTGCAGCTACTACACCGACTACAGCAAGGATTGTTGTGTTTGCAGAATTACCAGACGGAACTTCTGACTTTCAAGTAACTGCAACAAGAGATGATTCAGTTTACAATGCAATAACATTAACAGACACAGGTTATGTGTCTGGTTCATCTGGTACTAAAATCTTTACAGGTTCAACGCCACTTACAGGAACTGCGAGTCCACAGGTACAAATGAGATGGAAAATAACAGGTACATCATTAACAGGTAATAATAAAATTCACGGCGTATCATTACAATGGAAATGATATAAATAACTATATAAAAGAGGAATAAAAATGGTTCAAAGAATTACAAAACAATCACCAGTCGGAGGTGCAAGACTTCGTAAACCTAATGGTGAAATCATAACAGAATTACCAGATACACCTTTTGATCCAAATGCTGAAGGTGAAACAAGAACAATAAATCCTGAAACTGGGTTTTTCGGAACAAAGGTATCATAAATGCCAATAAGTAAAATACCATTTGGTGCATTACAATCTGGAACTGTACAAGGTTCTAATATTGCTGACGGTGCTGTAACATCTGCAAAAATAGGTGACGGACAAGTATTAACAGCAAAACTTGAAGATGAAGGTGTAACATCAGCAAAAATATTGAATGCTACAATAGCTGCTGCTGATTTAGCTAGTGGTTCTGTTGATAGTACTAAATTAACTTCAGCTGCAAAAAAATCTGCAAATATAGATTCACTTGCTTTAAATACTGCAGCAGATGATGGTGATAATCTTATACTTGATGGTACAGATGTTTCACAAACTAATGCTGGTGATAAAATAAACTTAGATGGTGTTGATTCATCAATAGTTACATCTCAATCTGGTCAAATTTTAGAAGTAATAAGTGGTATATGTCAAGGACAACAAATTAATGGCCACAAATTTCAAAATGTTACAGCAGCTCAAGTATTAACAACCACATATACAGATGTTACAGGTAGTTCAATTTCATATGCACCTCCTGTAGGAACAAAAAGAGTAGAGTATGAATTTTACACACACTGGACTTATGAATCAGGTTCAGCAATTGGTAGTTGTAAATTGTTTATTGATGATGTTGAAGTTTTATATGCAAGAACCGCACCTTGGGGTGGTGATAGTAAAATGTCTTTTAAATGGGTTTTTGAATGTGCGGCAGCAGCAAATGATACAAACTATGGTGCATTTACATCTTGGACAAGTCCAAAGTCTATTAAATGGATGATGAGGGAATATAGTGGTTCGCATGATGTAACTTTACATAACACTCACTATTGGGATGGAGGTGCAAGTGACCATTTTTCAGCACCATATTTAAAATTAACGGCTTACTCTTAGGAATATAATTTATGTCATATATTGGAAAAGAACCTTCATACGGTGTATTTGAAAAACAGATTTTAACTGGTGATGGTTCAACATTACAATTCACTTTAGATCATCCAGTTGCAGGTGCTGGTTCTATACTAGTATCACTTGGTGGTGTTATTCAAGAACCACAATCAGCTTATGATATAAATTATATAAGTGGTTCACCTAAAATATCTTTTGCATCTGCTCCTGCAGCATCAACAAGAATTTTTATCATATATCTTGCAAGACAACAAATCGTTTCTGCACGAGCAACAACGGATACAACTCCAGCAGTTGATAACTTTACTGGTGATGGTTCTACAACTGCATTTACATTATCAAGATCAACAATAAATCCATCAACTACAATTATAGCATTTGTTAATGGTGTATTTCAGAAATATACCACAAACTATTCTGTTGTTGGAACAACAATTACATTTACTTCTGCACCAGCTAATACAGCAACGATTGTAGTTGTACATTTATCTGTTAGAAACGAAGTAAATATTGGCACTGTTGGTGATGGTTCAATTACAACAGCTAAATTGGCAACTGATGCAGTAACTCCAGCAAAGGCAGATTTAGCAAGTGGTTATGGTAGTTCATATTTTACAGGTGATGGTTCAACGACAGCATTTACGATCACCGCTGGACATAATGTAAACTCTGTCTTAGTAACAGAGAATGGTGTTGTACAAAGACCAACGACAGATTATACTGTATCTGGAACAACTTTAACTTTTACATCAGCTCCTGCAAGTGCAATTCAAATAGGAGTAAGGTATTTAGTAATATAGGAATTAGTAATGACAACAAAAATTACTGGTGAAAATGTTACTGATGGAACGATACTAAATGCTGATGTTAATCCTCTTGCAACTGATCCCACAAATACAGAAGTAAACAATCTTTTTAATATTGGTGTTCTTGGTTTTAAGATGGCAGTCAATGAAGGTTTAACTGTTTACAATTTAATTGACGGTGTTGTTGATGAATTCAATAATGAAAATGGCATTGATACTGTTGAAAATGTTACTGCACAATATGATTCAAGTTCCGATTTCTATTCAAATTTAGATGGTCCTAACCCTATTCCTTCTCCAACAGCACTTTTAACAAGAGTGACAACTGGTGGTCCTGGCACATATTCAAATGAACCAACTACAACTGTTGTTAAAGTTTTTGCAGTTGGTGGTGGTGGTGCTGGCGGTGGCGGTGGAATGGGTTCTGGAGGTAGTGGCGGTGGTGGCGCTGGTGGTGTCGTTTTAGATGCTGATGTTCCGGTAACTGGTGGTGCTAGTGTCGCAATAAATGTTGGTACTGGTGGTGAAGGTAGATTTCAACCTACTCATCCATCTTATTCAACATCACAACAGCCATATTATCCATCTGATTGGCCAACAACTGGTCCACTTTCTTTAGCTGATCCTGCACATCCAGGTGGAACTCATTCACGACCTGGTGGTGACACAACTTTTGGTCCAACAATTACAGCAGAAGGTGGTGGTGCTGGTGGTCATGCATATACTTTTAGTGAACCTGCATCTGATCCAGCCTTTCCTGGTTTAGAATTAACAGATGGTTTTGCTGGTGGTTCTGGTGGAGGTGCTGGATATTCTGAAGGTGTAGTAGGTGAAGGTGAAACTGGAGAGAACAGACACCCTGCTGGAGATTTTACACAACAAGGATTTGATGGTGGTACTAATAATCCAGGTGCACCTTATGGTGGCGGTGGTGGAGGTGGTGCTGGTGCTGCAGGAACAACTGCAGTAGGTTCACCCACTGGTGGTGGTCCAGGTGGTACTGGCATTGCAGTAGGACCTCCTAATCCACAATTAAATTGGATGCCTACTGGTTATGGCCACCCAGATGGTTTTATTGCCGGTGGTGGTTCTGGTGGTACATATACACCAGGTCCTGAAACCGCAGGTGGAGCTGGTGGGGGTGGTGATGGAAATCATCAACCACAGACAACAAATGTAACGGCAGATACAACTGAATATGCTGGCACTGCAAATACTGGTGGTGGCGGCGGTGGTCACGGTGGTGGACCAGGTGGTTCTGGTGGTTCTTATTATAACATTCCAGGTGGTGATGGTGGTAGTGGACAAATAGTTGTATTAGAAATGGAGGCTTTAACTACATCTACAAGTATGACTTTAATATCTGATACATTTACTGCAAGTTCAACACCAACTACAGCTAGAATAGTTGTGTTTGCAGAGTTACCAGATGGTCTATCAGATTTTTCTTTTTCTGCAACAAGAGATAACACAACATTTAATGCAATAACTTTAACAGATACAGGTTATATCTCTGGCTCAAGTGGTACAAAGATATATACTGGTAGTACACCATTAACTGGCACTGCTAGTCCACAAGTACAACTGAGATGGAAAGTGGTTGGTTCTAGTTTGACTAGTACGAACAAAATACACGGTGTATCACTACAATGGAAGTAAAATGACAACAAGAGTTACAAGAGATAATGTCGCACCAGCAAGTTTAACAAGTGTTGATTTAAGTCCTACTTTTACTTCTGGTTTGTCCATACACAATTCTTTTAATATAGGTCTTCTTGGATTTAAGATGGCTGTCAATGATGGATTAACTATTTTTAATTTAGTAGATGGAGTTGTAGATGAATTCAATGACGAGTCAGGTGTAGATACTGCTGAAAATTCAAATGCATCTTATGATTCAACTTCTGATTTTTATAGTAATCAACAAAGTGGTCCAGTACCATCTCCTACTATACAAAGAACAACTTTTACATCTCCAGGTACTTACAATATTGAACCAACAATTCAGACAGTAAATGTACTAGTAGTTGGAGGTGGAGGTTCTGGTGGCGGTGCTGGTCCTAGTCCAACTAACGCATTTGGTGGCGGTGGTGGTGCCGGCGGATTAATATATTATCCAGGATATCCAGTTACTCCAGGCGGTTCTATTGCTGTTACAATAGGTGCAGGTGGTACTGGTGCAGACAATGAAACAGGTACATCAGGTGCTGACTCTTCATTTGGACCTCTTATAGGTGAAGGTGGTGGTGCGGGTGCAGCATATAATGATGGACCTACTTTTGAACCAGCTGCAACTGGTGGTTCTGGTGGTGGACCAGGAAATAATCCAGCATCATATAATCAGACTGGTGAAGGTGACCAAACTGCTAATCATCCAATACCAATATCTCCTTCAGGAACAGCAGCATATGATCAATCTCCAAATTTAAATTTAGGTGGTAGTTATGGAAATGATAGTGGAACTGGTTCAACATATAGTGGTCCAACTCCAGGCGGTTCTGGTACTCCAGGTGGAGGCGGCGGTGGTGGAGGCGCTGGTGAAATAGGTCGTAATTGGCCATCTTCACCATACACTCCTGCAGGTACACCATTATCATTAGGTGGTACTGGTGGTGAAGGATTATTATATAATATTGCAGATGGTACAACTTCAGTAGGATATGCTGGTGGAGGTGAAGCTGGAGGTTACAACACAGATGCAGCTCGTCAACAAGGACATATAATGACACCTCAAGCTTTTGGTGCTGGACTTGCTGGACAAGAAGGTACTTCTTCTCCTAGTTATAACCCTTGGCCACTAAAACCATATTTTCATACAATAGGTTCACCAAATCAATTTGATGGTATGGATGCTCTTGCAAATCGTGGAAGTGGAGGAGGAGGAGCTCACAATCACGGACAACAACCAGCTGGTACAGGTATTGGTGGTAATGGAGGTTCTGGTGTAGTTATTGTAGCAGAAGATACATTTTTACAAAGTAATACATCTATGACTTTGATATCTGATACATTTACTGCAAGTTCAACACCAACTATAGCTAGAATAGTTGTCTTTGCAGAAATAAATGATGACTTAAATACAGACATTTCAGCTTCTGTAACTAGAGATAATAGTACATTTGATGCAATAACTCTTACTGATGAAGGTTATGTTACTGGTGCAAGTGGTACAAAGATATTTACTGGTGATACACCACTAACTGGTGCATCATCACCTCAAGTAAGATTGAGGTGGAAAATAACAGGTGCAAACTTATCAAACTTAAACACGATACACGGCGTATCGTTACAATGGAAGTAAAATGTCAAAAACAAGAATAACTACAGAAAATATAACAGATGGTAATCTTACTTCTGCAGAATTTTTAGGAGGATTAGGTGACACTAATCAGATTGATAAAAATTCTTTCAATATAGGTCTTCTTGGTTTCAAGATGGCAGTTAATGAAGGCTTAACAGTTTTCAATCTAGTAGACGGTGTAGTTGATGAATTTCATAGTGAAGGTGGTATTGATACTGGTGAAAATAGTAATGCATTGTATGACTCTGATTCTGATTTTTATACAAATCAAACACAATCAACTGGTCCAGTTGTTGCGTTTTTAGGTACGAATAGTGTAACATATGAAAGTCCAGATATGGGACCTATAAGTGGTATTACTTCTCAAACTAATCCTGATGATGGTGTTGGTACTTTTGGCCAAATTGCTATACCAGCTGGAACAACATCTATTGAAGTATTATTGATGACTGGTGGTGGTGGCCAAGGAAGAGAATTTGGTGGACCTGGTGGTAATGTACAAGCAACTATTTCTAATCCATCTATGGCTGGACAAACTTGGGATTATGTCGTAGGTGAAGGTGGCGGCGGTGAATCAACAAGTGCACCAGGTGGTACAGTTCATATTGGCGGATTTGGTGGAGGAGGAGGAGGTCCTTCTGCTGCAGCTGGAGGTTTCTCTGGTATTTTTGCTGGTGAGGCAGCATTTCAAGAAGGCGGAGGACTCAACGCAGATACATATGATTATCCTTATTTAGCACCTGGTTCAGCTCCATCACTTTTTCCAAACGAAGGGCCAACTTTTTCAGATACTGTTGCACCATCAAGTGCACCTATAACTGTTCTAGCTGTCGGTGCTGGTGGTGCTGGCGGACAACCAAATTCTGCAGGTGGTGGCCGAGGTGGTGGCGGTGGTTTTGATGCTGGTCAACCTGGTGAGCCAGGTGGAGCTCGTCCAGCTGGTGGTGGTGCTGACCAAGAAATTAATGGTACATCTGGAGCACCATATCCAGTCACACATCCTAATTGGAATGTAGAATCACCTAGTCCTACTGCAGTTCATTTTAGAGGTATGGGTTTTTATTCACCATACCCTGCACCAATTAATAATGGTTCTGTATTTGCTGGTGGTTCTGGTTATCACGGAGGTGGTGGTGGCCACGATTATCAAGGTAATACTAGTGGTAATGGTGGAGGTGCTGGGTTTTCAAATCCTACATATGTGCCTACACCTTCTTTAGAATATAATGCAGCTGCACCTGCAACAGGTTTAACTAATCCTTTACCTACAGAAACATATTTTACTAATTTACCAGCACCAAATAGAAGTCTGGTGCCTACAACAATAGGTGATGCAACTGGTGAAAGTTATACAACACCTGGTGTTGATGGTGGTATACTTCTTTCATATACAGCATTAACAAGCACAACACAAGCAACATCAACACTTATATCAGACACATTTACTGCAAATACAACACCAACAAAAGCACGAATGGTTGTGTTTGCTGAATTAAATGACGATTTAAACACAGATGTTACTGCGTCTGCAACTAGAGATAATACAACATTTGATAACATAACATTATCAGATAGTGGATTTGTTACTGGAAGTAGTGGTATTAAAATTTACACTGGTTCTACACCACTTACTGGTTCAGCTTCACCTCAAGTACAAGTGAGATGGAAGATAACCGGCAGTAGTCAGACTGCTGTAAATAAAATTCACGGTGTATCTTTACAATGGGGATAGATAAATAATAGTATGAAGATATTTAAACAAAAATATAAAACACCAACTAAAGAAGAATTTCCACCTATCGTAACTTATCACGATAAAAGATATGGTGGTACTAAAGTTGATGAACAAGGTCGTTTTTATACAGTAGAAGATGAAACACAAAGATTGTTTCGTTGGGAAAGAATGATTCGTAAAAAAGAACGACAACAAGAACAAATTAAAACTTGGATTGCAATAAAAGAAGGTAAGTATCATAAGAAGAACTTTTATCTAAATGGTGGTAATAAACAACATTTTCATTGGGTAAAAATGCCAAAATCTAAAACAGGTGGTAAATTATCTAGAAAGTTAGATGGTGGTTGGGTTGAAGAATACAAACCAGCAAAATCTACACGATTACATAAGTGGTTACAACTTGCAAAAGAAGGAAGAGTTTTTAACGGACAAAAACATAGAACAAAACAGTTTTTAATTAAACCAACATTAGATGATGTTGAACAAATTAAAAAACCACTTGACATAGAAAAATAATATGATATAATATTATAAATTTAAAGGTGAAAAAATTATGAACGATTTTACTCAAGGTGTTGAAGTTGAAACAGTTGAAACACCACCAATTCCCAAAGAGAATCATATAGTAGAACCCGACAATAAAAATATTGTACAATTAAAGGGTAATAAAAATATTGTTTCTGTTTTAACATCACAGTTTTTAAATGAAAAAGAATGTGATGCTATAATGAAAGAATGTGTTAAAGAATTATGGTTAGATAATTCTATCAAAAAAGTAAGAAAAGCAAGTCAACAACAATTACCAATAAATGATCAAGGTTGGCCTTATCTTAAAATATTAGAAATAGTCAAACAAGCAAATGACCAAAATTTTAAATTAGATGTTGCTGGTTTCTTTCAAGCAGATAATCCTCAAATAGTTGAATATAAAAATAAATCATTTTATGATTGGCATATAGATATAGGAAATAATGCACCATTTCGTAAACTAACAGTTATCATACAATTATCTGATACAAAAGATTATGATGGTGGTCATATTGAATTATTGAATATGAATACAGATAATAAATTGTTTAGAGAAAAAGGTCAAATAATTGTATTTCCATCTTTTGTTCCTTGGCGTGTTACAAAAGTTACAAAAGGTGTGAGAAATTGTATTGAAGGTTGGATTCACGGTCCTAGTTATAAATAATGAATTTTGATAAAATGGCTACAGAAATACCTTTAGCTTCTAGAGGTCAAGTATATACAGAAATGTGGTTTCCTACTGCATTTCATTATATTGATATTTTAGATTATCAAGAAAAAAATAAAAAGTGGTTGAAACATATTTTCAAATGGAGAGATGATGACAATCAAGGTATTGTTCGTTCTAACTCTAGAGGATGGCACAGTGCAGTAGATATGCATGTGAGAGAAGAATATGAAGATTTGGGTATGGCTGCTCTTAAAGTCGGTCAAAAAGTTCACGAAATAATGAAACTTAATCCTGATACTGAACCAATTATTGACAATATGTGGGCAAATGTATCTCAGTTTGGTGCACACAATCGTAATCATACACATCCAGGTTCTCATTTGAGTTTTGTATATTATATGCAAGTACCAGAAAAAGGTGGGCAAATATGGTTTACAGACCCAAGAGCTCAAGCAATCGCAGTACAATATCCTTATAAATCTTGGTCAAAAGATTGGCAAGAACACAAACCTAGAGAATTTTTAAATGAAGTATATTGGAAACCTATTCCAGGTAGATTAATTATGTTTCCATCTTGGGCAACTCACGAAGTAGAACCCAATTTAAGTGAATTAAAAGGTAAAAAAGGATTGAGAGTAAGTGTATCAGGAAATGTGTCATTCTACTTTAAAAAAGGTAAAAAATTTAAAGAAGAGAGAGAAGGCCACGATGCTAAAGGTATTTTAACTTTAGATGGCGCTGCAAAAAATACTTAGTGTCTTTTTATTATAAATATTGAGAAAAGGAATTATAATGACCGCTGAACTCAATGATTTTTTTAAACTATTATCTAGTGCAAAAAAAGAAAAAAAAGAAAAGATTGTAGAAGCACCTAAAAAAGAGGTTGTTGATGATGTAAGTCTAAAAGATTTATTTAAAACTCTTGCTGAAGAAAAGAAAAAACAGAAACAAGCTCATAAAATAAAGTTTAAAGAAGAGTCAGAAAAATTAAAACAGCTTGAAACTTTATTATTTGATGACAAACAAAACGAATTAGAAAAAATAAAAGTTTCTGTTCAAGAAGCTAATGAATTATTATTGAAACAACCTAAACCTGAAATAAAAAAGAAAGAAATTAAAGAAGAGATAGTAGAAAAAAAAGAATTATTAGTTGAACCAGTTAATAAAGAAAAAGAACATAAAGAAAAAATTAAAGAAGTTAAACAAGAAGAGATAATAAAATCACTCTCTAAAATTTCTCATAAAACAGGTATTGATTTAAGAGAAGAAAAAATTGTTGATTTAGATAGTCTAAAAAAAGAGTTTCTTCGTTTTAAAGATATTGTTTCTAAACAATTAGGTTCAATAGGTGGTGGTGGAATAGGTGACAGACCAAAGACAACTATACATAGTAGAGATATTATACCAGAAACTGATAATACATATAATTTAGGTTCAGCATCAAATAAGTTTGCTGGTTTGTTCGTTTCAGGTGAAACAATTAATTTAGGTGATACAAAAATAAAAACATCATCTGGTGGTGGTTTAGCAATTACAGATGAAGATGATAAAATTCAAGAAGTTGCTGTGTTTCCTGCCACTACAAGAGGTGGCAAACCAGGTCAGATAGGTAGACGAACACCTTTCTTTTCTGCTGCAGGTGGATTAACAACAAAAAATACAGATTTCTTTTTTACTGCTAGTACACCAAACAAATTTGTTTTTAGTGATACTAAAACATTCACTAAAGCAGATGGGTCGTCTAATCCAGACTTTACAACTGGCAGTGATGATGGAATACTTTTTAGGTTTTAAATATGGCAAATAAAACTCCAATAAGAGCAGTTTTCAATGATAGTAATATTGCAACTGGATTGTCAGAGTTTCAATCTGGTGACACTATATCACACACTCACGGTGGTACTGGATTATCTTCATTAGGTTCTGCAGGTCAAGTAATAAAAGTTAATGATGCTGGAAATGCATTAGAATTTGGCACAGTATCAGGTGGTGGTTCACAAAATTTATTTTCTACTATCGCAGTATCTGGTCAATCAAATATATCTGCAGATGGAACAACAGACACATTAACATTTGCTGCTGGTTCTGGTATTACATTAACTACAGATGCATCAACAGATACATTAACTACCACTATAGCAAGTGGTGCAATCACAAATGCAATGTTAGCTGGTTCTATAGCAGCTAGTAAACTTGCTGGTAGTATTGGTAATTCTAAATTAAGTAATTCATCAATCACAATAGGTTCAGACTCAGTATCTCTTGGTGGTACACAAACAGATTTAAATGGTATTACAAGTTTAGATGTTGATAATATTACAATAGATGGTAACTCTATTACCTCAACAGATACAAACGGTAATATTTCTATAACACCAAATGGAACTGGTAAAGTCATATTAGATGGATTAAGTTTTCCAACATCAGATGGTACAACTGGCCAAGTTCTAAGAACAGATGGTTCTGGTAATATCACTTTTGCAACTGTATCTGGCGGAGGTGGTGAAGCAAATCAAAATGCATTTAGTACAATCTCTGTTTCTGGCCAATCTGATATAGCTGCTGATAGTACAACAGATACTTTAACACTTGCAGCTGGTTCAAATATAACTTTGACAACTAATGCATCTAATGATACTGTAACAATAACATCAACTGCTTCGGGAAGTGTAAGTGAGGCGTTTAAAACTATTTCTGTTTCTGGTCAAGATAATGTAGTAGCTGATAGTGCAACAGATACATTGACCATTGCAGCTGGCACTGGTATGACAGTAACCACTACAGCTGCTTCTGATACAGTAACATTTGCTACAACTGCAATTACAAGTGTTGCCGCTGATACATCACCTCAACTCGGTGGTGATTTAGATGTAAATGGAAATGATATTGTTTCAGTATCAAATGGTAATATAAATTTATTACCCAATGGTTCTGGTAAAGTTATATTAGATGGGAACGGAAGTAGTGGTGGTGTTACTATTACTGATGGTAATATAGATATTAGAACTGGAACTGGTGCAGTATCAAAGGTAAAATTTTATTGTGAAGCTTCTAACGCACACGCTCAAACATTACAAGCACAACCACATTCTGCTGGTAGTTCAGCAGTCATAACTTTACCAGTTGCAACTGGAACTTTAATTGGTAGTGGTGATACCGGTTCAGTATCAAACACAATGTTGGCTGGTAGTATTGCTGCTTCTAAACTTGCTGGTAGTATTGGTAATTCTAAATTAAGTAATTCATCTATAACAATCGGTAGTGATAGTATTTCTTTAGGTGGTACACAAACAGACTTAAATGGTATTACAAGTTTAGATGTAGATAACATAACCATAGATGGTAATGTGATAAGTTCAACAAATACTAATGGTGATATTACATTAACACCTAATGGAACTGGTAAAGTAATATTAAAAGGTATTACTTACCCAGCGTCTGACGGTACAAATGGTCAAGCAATAGTAACTGATGGTTCTGGTAATCTTTCATTTTCTACAATTTCTGGTGGTGGAGGTGGAACTGCTCCAGCTGTTAGTAGTATTAGTCCATCTACAATCCCTCCAAGCACTTCAACACAAGTAACTATCACAGGAACTAATTTTGCTTCTGTTCCAATAGTCAATGCAATAAACTCAACGACTGGTGCAATTATAACACCATCAGCAGTAACTTATACAAATGCAACGACTCTTGTAGCTACATTTAATATTTCTACACTAGCATCTTATTACATAAGAGTTGAAAATGCAACTGGACTTGCTGGTAGAAGTAGTAGTGCAGTGTTAGCAGTATCAACAGCACCTTCTTGGACAACAAGTGCTGGTACTCTTGGAACAATTGGAGGAGGTAGTAGTGTAAACCTTACAGCTATTGGTACATCTGATTCTACAGTATCAGTTAGTGAAACAACAAGTGTATTAACCAATAATAGTGATACACCAGCATCTACTATGAATTTAACATTAAATAGTTCAAATGGTAATATTACTGGCACTGCTCCAACACCTAATGCAACTACTACATATAATTTTACATTAAGATTAACTGATGCTGAGAGTCAAACAGCAGATAGAGCATTTAGTATTACAGTAACTGGTGGAATTGAGCAAAGTGGACAGTTCATACCTTAATATAAATAGGATTAAAAATGGCACTAACATACTTACATAGAACACCTAGCACAGCAGCTACAAATACTAAGAAAGCAACTTTTTCTTATTGGACAAAAATATCTGGTGTTGAAATTGATGACCAAGCTGTATGGTTTGGTAATGAAGCAAGTAATAGTGGAAGTAACCACAGAGTGTTAATTATGAAACAAAGTAATATTTTACAAGGAGGTGCAAATCTTTCAGGTGCTTTTGCTATTCAATTTCAGGACGCAAGTGGTACAGCAACTAGTAGTGTTGGAGCTCAACTTATAGGAAGTTATCCAATTAGAGATGAAACAGCTTGGTATCATTTTGTTTTTGCTATCGACACAACTTTAAGCACAGAATCCGATAGAATAAAAATTTGGATCAATGGAAATAGAATTACAGATTTTCATCCAACTTATGCATACTATCCAGATCAAAATTTAGACTTTTATTATTTTAATAATCAAAGTGGAGGTGGTGGTCCAAAACAATATGTTAATTATGGTAAGTCTGGTGCTAATGGAAGTCTAGGTGGAGATACTATGCTTATGTCAGAAGTTCATGCTATAGATGGAAGTGCATATGATGTAAGTACCTTTGGATCGTTTAATAGTTCAACCGGTGAGTGGCAAGCAATAACAAGCCCAAGTGTTTCTTACGGCAATAATGGTTTCTTCTTAAAGTTTGCAGATACATCTAACTTAGGATTAGATTCTTCAGGTAATGGAAATAATTTAACAACACAAGGAACTGTTAAAAAAACAATAGATAGTCCTAATAATAACTTTGCTGTATTTGATGGAACAACATTAAATAAACAGTCTTGGGGACAAGAAATATTAAATTCTGGTACCACACTTCAATCATCTTCTACATCTAACTGGGAAACCACACCAATAAATTATACACTAGCTAAAGGTAAATGGTATTTCGAAGCAAAAATTATGACATCAACAACATTAGCTTTTATTGGTATAGTTGATTATGTAGAGTATTCATTTAATGCTCAGGGCTCAACTAGATATATCGGAGATGCTTCTAGCACTGCTAATAGAGCAATTGGATATTATACATCATCCGCAAACCAAGGAAGAATTTGGACTGGTGCAGGTAATTATGTAACATCTAATATAGCTTCATTTGGTAATGGTGATATAATAATGATTGCAATAGATTTAGATAACAATAAATTTTACAGCGGTAAAAATGGAACTTGGAACGATAGTGGTGACCCTACTAGTGGTTCAACTGGAACTGGTGCTACTAACATTGCACAAAACACAGCAACCACTAACTATCACGGCCAAGTTTTATACTCAATTGCAGGTGCAGTTAGAACTCATTCGTCTGGAACTGGTACAGTGCATTTTAATTTTGGTAATGGTAGGTTTGGTGGTACTGCCGTATCTAGTGCAACCAATGATGGCTCTGGTTATGGTACATTTGAATATACAGTTCCATCTGGATACTACGCTGTGTGTAGTAGAAACATAGCTACATATGGATAAATATTAAGGAGAGATTAATGGCATATACAACAGTTGATGCACCACAAGCACATTTTAAAGTAAAAAAATATTCTGGCACTAGTGCCACTGATAATGCAATTACTTTTGATGAAACAGCTGTAACAATGCAACCAGAAGTAATTTTGGTTAAAAATCGCGATAAATCAGTAGCGGCTGGGGGAAATTGGGGTATGTACAGTATCTTTATTAATAATCAAACCGGTGCCACTAAGATCCCATCAGAGGTTTATCCAAATCTGACAAACGCTATTACAAATTGGGCAACAGATGCATCTGATGGTCCTATAAAATCTATGGACTCTAATGGATTTACACTTGGTGTCAAACCTTCCAATAACCATTCAATGCATAATTTTAATGGAAATACCCATATGGCATGGTGTTGGAAGTTTGGAGGAAACCCAACAGCTGATAATACTGCAACATCTGGAGCTATGACAGCTAATAGTATTTCTATTGATGGAACTTTACAATCATCTCATACTCCTAGTGCAAGTTTTACAGGTGGTTTGGAACACATTAAAAGAGTATCAGTAAATACTGTTGCTGGTTGTTGTTATATGAGAATAAGTGGAGCTACTAATGGTGATACATTTCCACATTTTTTAAATACCACTCCTACTATGATTTGGAAAAAACCATATTCAGATACTGGAGCAATGGAAGTAAGTTTAGTTGAGGCAAATGAAGATTCATTTTTCCACGATAGTGGAACTGATAACAGAGGAAAAAAAGATGACTTTGTTAACAATGGAAGTTTTGCTGATGATGCAAGAAGTTACGATAACACAAGTTCTGTAATAGCAGCTGAAGATGATTGGACAGTAAATGGTACAGAAGATAATCATTTATGGATATGGACAGAAACACCAGGATTCTCAAGATTTAATCGTTACGAAGGAAATGGTAATGCAGATGGACCTAAAGTAATGTTAGGTTTCAAACCTGCATTAGTAATTATAAAAAGAGTTGGAGCTTCAACACCATTTCTTTTTTTTGATAATAAAAATAGAACAACTAAAACATCATCATTTCATAATCCACTTGATGATATTATAGGGTTTGGACAGGATCAAGCAAGTGATAGATCAAGTACTCAAGAGCGAATAGAATTTTATAGTAATGGATTCAAAATAGCAAGTAGTGGAACAAATATAAACAATGATGGAACAAAGTATATTTTTATGGCATGGGCTCATACTACAATAGGAGGACCAGCTGGAACACCTCCAACAGCAGTATAAGAATCAATGTTAAGATAATTCAATCCATTTTTATTATAAATAGTTATAAAAGGATTAGTTATGGCAGTTCCAACTTCAAAATCAACATTTAAAGAATATTGCCTAAGGTCACTTGGTAAAGGTGTAATTGATATCAATGTATCTGATGACCAAGTTGATGATAGAGTAGATGAGGCCTTACAATATTTTTCTAAATACCACTATGATGGTGTAGAAAGAGTTTATCTAAAACATCAACTTACAACTGCAGAAATTGCAAGAATGAGAACCAATGAGTCTGCTGTAACTGCAACAGATAAAGTTGATAATTCTATTACTGCTGACTTCCTACAACAAGAAAATTACATACCAATTCCAGATTCAATTCTATCTGTAATCAAAGTATTTCCTCTAACAGATAAGTTAACCACAAATTTGTTTGATGTTCGTTATCAATTAAGATTAAATGATTTATATGATTTTAGTTCAACATCAATAATTCATTATGAAATGACAATGAGGCATTTAGATTTTCTAGACCATATTCTAACTGGTGAAATGCCAATAGATTTTAAAGAACATCAAAATCGTTTATACATTCATACTGATATGGAAAAAGATTTTAATAATGGTGACTTCTTATTAATAGAAGCTTATCGTAAATTAAATCCTGATACATTTACAGACATTTATGACGATATGTATTTAAAAAGATATGCAATTGCATTAATTAAAAAACAATGGGGTGCAAATCTTTCTAAGTTCAATGGTGTACAAATGTTAGGTGGTGTTACAATGAATGGTGAAACGATATACCAACAAGCAACTGATGAACTTAATAAATTAGAAGAGGAAATAAAACTTGGATTTGAATTACCTGTGAATTATATGATTGGATAAGTTATGGCAGTAAACAAGTTTTTCCACGATAGCAATAAAACATCTATAGCTGCTGAAAGAAATCTCTATAAAGATTTAGTCAAAGAAGCAATACAAATCCACGGGCATGATGTCTATTATGTAAATAGAACCTTTGTCAACGAAGATACTTTGTTTGGTGAAGATAATTCATCTACATTTTCAGAATCACAACTTATAGAAATGTATGTAGAAAATGCAGAAGGTGGTTTAGAAGGCGAAAAAGAATTAGTATCTAAATTTGGTTTAGATATAAAAGATGAAGTAACTTTTGTTGTAAGTAAAGAACGATTTCAAGACATTACAAAACAAATTGTTTTAGAGTCAGGTACTAGTGAAACATTTGGTGCATTGTTACTAGAAGATGGAACAACCATCTCTGAGAGTGCTTATCTTGTCAATGAAGATGAATCTACGGACGCAGATAGACCATTAGAAGGTGATTTAGTATATCATCCTATTATGGGTAAAATGTTTGAAATTAGTTTCGTTGACCACGATCAACCTTTCTTTCAATTAGATAACAATCCAGTTTATAAATTAAAGTGTAGATTATTTGAATATGGTAGTGAGGCACTTGATACTGGTGTTACAGCAATTGACCAAGTAGAAACTGATAGTAGTTTAGATACATTAGCATATCAATTCACACTTGAACAAACTGGAACATTTACAGAAGAAATTGCACTTGAAGATGGTAATTTATTATTATTAGATAGAACAGATGGTGGTGGTTCTGATGCTGGTGATAATTTAATTACAGAAACACAATATGGTGCTACATCATTAATGCTTGAAAGTTCTGATATTTTCTATATCACACTTAAAAATCAAACAGGTCTATTTGAGATAGATGAAGTAATCACATCAACTGGTGGTGGACAAGCATATATTAAACAAATAAATAGTAACACTATACACTTTGAATATATAACTGGAAGGTTTGTTAAAGACGAAGTGATTACTGGTAGAAACAATGGATTTACTGGTACAATAACCAAACTAAATGAAGAAAGTCATTATGTAATAAATGAAGACTTTAGTGTTGATACAATAGATAAGAAAGCACAAAACGAAGAATTTGATAGATTAGACAACACAATACTTGACTTTACAGAGTCAAATCCATTTGGTGATGCTGGGAAGGAATCATAATGTTAGGACAACAATTTTATCACGAAACAATCAGAAAAATAATTGTTTCATTTGGAACAATATTTAATAACATTCAAGTTGTTAAAAAGAATAGTTCTGGAAATATTACACAATCAATGAAAGTTCCATTAGCTTATGGGCCTAAACAAAAGTTTCTCACACGAATTAGAGAAGATGCTAGTTTGAACAAGGCAACTACAATTACTTTACCTAGAATTGCTTTTGAAATACAAACATTATCATATGATACAACCAGAAAATTAAATCGTGTTACAAAAATAAGAAAGAAAAGTACAAAAGGTGCTAGTAAATTAGATTCACAATACATGCCTGTTCCTTATAATGTTGATTTACAATTATTTGTAATATCTAAAAGTGGTGATGATGCATTACAAATTATAGAACAAATACTACCTTTCTTTCAACCAGAATATACAATCACAGTAAAAGATAATTTAGATATGGAACAAAAAAGAGATGTTCCCATAGTATTAACTGGTATTGATTACGAAGATAATTATGAAGGTGATTTTACAGCAAGACGAGCAATCATCTATACATTATCTTTTACAGCAAAATTTTATTTGTATGGACCAGTTACCTCACAATCTGTTATCAAATCTGTACAAGTTGATCAGTTTACAGATATGCCAGATAAATCGCCTAAGAGAGAGCAAAGATATACTGTCACACCAGACCCTGTTACGGCAGAGTTTGATGATAACTTTGGGTTTAATGAAACAACTGCATTCTTTACAGATGCAAAAGATTATAATCCAAGTACGGATAGTGATGAATAAATAAGAGTAGGAGAGAAC